TTATACATCCCTGCTTTAGGCGCATAAGCAGGGAATTTACAGTACGAATATTCAGTGTTTTTATAACTTTATTTTCCCATACGAATAATATTTAGCCTACATCCACCAGAAACCTGTATAACGCTTCCGGAGTTTTGCAGAACAGTAAACCGTATTTTATCTCCAGCGTTGATTTCATTTAGAAACATAAAATCGGCACCATTATAAGGTCCTATGAGTTTAGACTGTCTTGACTGCTCCACATTGTTTCTTTCTAATTTTGCATATAGACTCAATTGTTTTGTAACTCCTTGTTGGAAGCTCATATACGCATGAATTAGATATATACCATCTTGAGGAACTGTAAAAGTATGCTTGTAATTCGTAGCATCATAATTATGCACAAGTCCTATGTTGTCAAGAATCTTTTTGCTGAAATCAGTTCCTTGAAATTCCGAGTTGCTTGGTGCGATATTGTATGCACCATTATTCATGTACACAGCCGTTTTTACTAAATTGCTACTTAATTCAGGAAGCGTAGGAATTACCGTAAACATTTTATCCACTGACGTAACATTCAGTCCATCTAATGTTACTTTATACAGTGGCATATCTGCTACCAAATCTCCAGACTGAATATCTCCCGTTTTATACGTCGGTACTGCTGCCGTGCTTGCATTTGGTGTTCCCTGAATAACCTTCAGCGTCACCTCTTCTATTTTTGTTTCCTCGTTCTTATTATATCTCGCCACAATAAGATCAATCCGTTTCATTCCCTGTGATCCGTTTGCGATTGTCACCGGATCATAAGTATTTTTCTTAATCACCGCCGTGCATCCCTGGATCACCAATACTCCGTCTCTGACTTTGATTTCGTTATTTGATACCAGTTCTGCTGCCAGCTGTGAGCCAGTTTTAAGAACAAATGATCCAGTATCAAAAATACCTTCATTGACATCCCGGTCCTGCTCTGCCGTAACATGCGGCTTTCCGGTATACCCTGTAATGATTTCCATCAGCTTTCTCCTTTCAATTTGTACTCAATCTTTTCTTCTCCATCCGTTATCTTCCAGATTTTCTTTCCAATTGGTTTCCGCATATATACTCCTGTCAAATAATCTCGACCGCCTACGATATCTCCAATATCTATCTCGTCTTCCAATGTTTCCAATGTCAGATCGTATTCTATGGAATTCTTCGCTTTCTCCAGCCGTTCCGTTCCACCCTTTAATAGATCCTCATATTCCGAACTTGAACTGTCGTAGATATCTGCAATCTCATCAACGCCTTGGAAGAACTGGGTCTGCCCTATTTTTCCGTTCTGGTCAACGTACAAATGGATTACCAGTCGATCTTTGAGCTCGCCTTTTCCGAGACAAATCATATGATTGATACCGCGCTGATTGTTATCCATCGTAAAGTATAGACCGTTGTCATTTGAAAACTCGCATTCCACCGAACGATCCCTAATCGGAACTGCGCTGATCACAACATATCCTGACTCTTCTTTTTCTCTTTGAAAAAACTTGATATCCAGTCTGTATCCTACCGACTGCAGCATCTTTTGCAGTCCCTCATAGAGCGTGCAATATCTGTCGAATTGATAGTCTTTTACTTGTACCCCTGTATCTGCATCACTTCCATAAAATAGCCCCGGGAACGCTTCCTTTACTTTTTCTCCCACGATCTCATTAAGTTCACCAGTTGCTGTTGCATAATCCTGTCCAGATTGCGGTTCAATGATCTTTTTCATCATCATTCCACGCCAGGTATATCCTTTCGCCGTAATGGTATTCGTCTTTGTGCTGGTTTTTATTTCCCGGACTATACCACCAAACTCTGTTTCCGGAACATAAAAAAAGCAGCCGTTCTCGACTGTTCCATCCCACTCTGACCTCTTATACTCAATCTCAAAATCATTCGTGGCTTCTTCTCCAATCTCCATATCAAGCGTTGTGTATACAACCCCAAGCTCTTTTCCTTTTGTATCGGTATATATCAGATCCATTTCGGTGCACCCCTCTCTTTGTAAATGGTCAAATCGAACCCGAAAGTCCCATCCCAGTTAAGGATAAGTTCTCCTGAAGGAATCCATTTAAATACACTGTTTTTCTTCTCTCTCTTTTCAAAAATACTTTGAATCGTTCCATTACTCAGATATTTCATCACTTTCTTTTCACGGCTCCTGATTACAATATATTCTCCTGCTTCTAAGGTGTCGTTACCTGATACGGATAACCATTTACAATAATCTTCGGATCTACACACGGACCATAGATTGTCATTTCAAAATTACTGTCCCTGAAATGGTCAATATACCAATTTTCTGTCCCGGATTTCGGTCTTGAATAATCATATGAATAATCATACGGATACTCCAGAAATGCATAGTCCTCTCTTCTCTCAGCTGAATCCGGATAAAAGCTTTTCTTTTCCTCCATCACCCATACCGGGTATGGAGCATATATTTTAGCCTCAATCCGTTCCATACGGGTACGGCTGTCTTTCGCACCTATTTCACTTCCGATCACGAAACATTTTATTTTGTAACCGTTCAGAAAAAGCGTTCCCGGAAGCTTTCTGAAGATATCTTCTTCACACAGATCCGCAAAACGGTTTGCGTTTTCTGCTCTTTCCCTTTTATCACCGAGGAAATCAATGATCACTTTATAGGTTGCTGCGTCTCTTCTGAACTCTTCAACTTTCCTTCCCTGTGCCTGTTTCATATCTTCTACTTCCCATTCCGAATCATAAAGTCCAGATGTCCTGATTTTTGCGCGGATCTTTTTATCGCTTAATACAATTTCTTCCTGTGAACTTCCACTTAAATATTTAAGCATTAAATACCACACCCCAATCCGACAATGTTCTTGTAACTTCTCGTTCGCCCAGGTAGGCTCTGATCTGTAGATCTTTCACTGCGTCCTTTATAATGTTCCGAAGTGCTTTATACTGTGTATACTCGTTTTCAGCCATGTTTCCAAATGTCATGCTTGTACCGCTATAGTCAACCGCTTCTTTCACCGCATTCTGTGCCAGCAAAGAGTTTTCTGTCACACCATTTGCCAATCCCTGCATAGAATACCGTCCCATTCTCCAGAATACTTTCGATGGCGAATTGATTTCCAGTTTTTTCTTTGCCGTTGCGATTGCATCGCTTGCCACTCTGCTTGCCGCCGAGATAACTGCAGATCTTCCGTCCGAAATTCCATTCGCAAGACCAATAGAAAGATTATATCCATATGACTGCGTCTTTGATGCCGTACATTGTGCTGCAAACACATTGATCGCTCCACTCGCTACACTTCTTGCTTCCGTTTTTACATTTGATTCTCCATTTTTCATCCCCTGGGCCAGTCCAAGATCTACGTTTTTTCCAGATTCTCTTGTCTTTTTCGATGGTGACTGACATCCCAAGCCATTATTTACCGCTTCAACCGTCTTGACTCCCAGATCTTTACCGGCAGCATTTGCTTTTTCCTGTGCATTCTGCATTCCCTGAACCAATCCCATCACGGTATTTGTCCCACTTTCCTGCATAACAGATGTAAGACCATCCATTCCTCCTGCAATATTGGCAGCTCCAGACGTAAGTAGCTGCTGTCCCCATTCATTTGTCATTCCCTGAATGTCCACGCTCTGGCTCCAAAGGTCATTCGCTTTTTTCAGTTCTTCATCTGTCATGGAATTGAACGCTGCAACATACCCGGATCCCTGTGGTCCCATCTCTGACAACTTCTGCAAAATGCCCTGGTTAATTCCTCGATCAGCAAGAGCGGACAGATTTTGTTCCCATGCAGTCACGCCGTCTACCTGGCTTTGCATGTTTGCCAACAAGTTCTCGGTCGAAATCTGCGTACCGGCATCAAACTCCTCAAACATATCCATCTGGGACTTCAGCGCACTCTGTACATTTTCCTGCATAGTAAGAACACTGTTTGTCACATTCACCGCCAGTTCCTGTTGTGATACTGACAAATTCTGATATGCTTCCAGTTCTTGACCTGCCATTGCAATACTGACCGAAGATTGCTCTGTCGCCTCAGTCTTTGCGCTGGTATTATTCTTTGTGGCTGCCGTATTATTGTTTGTCTCTTCCGTCATATCGGAGAGATAACTCATATACGGTTCCATCTCGGCGTTTGCTTCTTTGATTGCATCATTTATCTCTTTTTGACTGTCCTTTGCCGTTTGCTTCGCATCATTGAGTTCCCGTTCATCGTCAGCCATCTGTCTTAACGCCTCTGTAACTGTAACTATATTCCCGTTATACTCAATCGTTGCTTCTGACTGATCCTGTGTGGCAGCGTAAAGTTCATCAACATTATCTGCACCTTTTTTCAGTGCCTCGCTATACTTCTCCTGTGCTTCTTTCGTTGCCTCTGTCTTTTCCCTGAGTACATCATTTACTTCTGACCGCTTCGCTTCGATCGCCGCAAGCTTTTCTCCAATTTCGGAAACTTTGTTCTCTGCATCTGCTTTTTCAACTTCTGCATCCACCAGCTTTTCCACGCTGTCTTTCATTTTTTCCTGTGCAACCTGGATTTTCTGCATTTCCAAAGCACTCTTTATGTAGTTCTTCATCTCTTCCGAACTCATGCTTAATTTTCCGGTTGTCTCGTCAATCGCAAGTGACATTTCCGGAAACATGGTATTCAGTTCCATGACAATCGTTTTCATCCGACTTTGCTGTTCTGTCGTCTGATTGGATTGTCCGGCAAGCTTTACAAGCTCATCTGTCAGGTTATTCGCCAGTGTTCCGCTTGCATTTACCTCTTCCATGGAAGAAGTCATATTCTGAGTTGCTTGTTTCAGGGCTTCGCTTGTTTCCGATGCTTTGTCCTTCAGCTCGGAAGTGGACTGTATCAGCTCGTCCGTTTCACTGGTCGCATCCCCCATTTTGGATGCCAACACAGCCGTTACTCCGATCAGCGCCGTTACTCCTGCCACAACCAGTATTGCCGGATTCGCAGCCAATACTGCATTAAATCCTGCCTGCGCTACAGTTGCCCCTTCTGTTGCTGCTGTCTGCGCCACGGTTGCCGCTGTCTGCGTTGCTGTAGCTGCCGCCTGTGCTTCCTGCGCCACAGTAGATGCTGCTTCTGCCGTTGTCGCTGCAGTTCGTATTCCAATCAGTTCCGCCGCCTTTTTTCCGAAATCAACCAGCGAGACCCCGGCATCTTTTACTTCAGAAATAAACTTTTTGCTCTTATTTACAACAAAAATACCACCGATTGCTGTTCCCGCAAGCTCTGCAACCGGAACAATCGTTTCAAGATTGTCTGCAACCAGTTTAATTCCTTTTTGTGCCATCGGAAGATATTTCACAAGTAATGGCTGTACAACATCCGCTTGCACCGTCCTTCCAAGAACCTTCCACTGGTTTGTGATACTGTCATACTTGATGTCCTTTACCTTTTCCATGGTTCCCTGGACATTTTTATAGGAATTATTTACGTTGTTCAGAGAAGTAATTACCTTCATGGCATTATCTTCTCCCAGCGCACTCCAGGTATCGCTTGCCAGTGTCAGTGCTTCCTGCTCATTCTTCATGCTTGCCAGATCAGAAATCACCGACTGGAACACTTCTTTTGTAGTTGCGCTGCCATCATGCCACTTTTTAACAAGATCCTGTGTGCCGGCAGAAAATGATTTGATGTGATCATCTATTCTTCCGTCAGCAAGACTGTTTCCGAATTCCTTGACGTAGTCATTTACTTTATCCAGATTATATGCTCCGGAGTTTAAACCGTTTTCAAGGATTCCAAACATCTCTTCCGCTGAAAATCCAGCCTGCGCCCACAGAGAAGAATATTCCGTAAGATTATCCGCAAGTTCTCCGGATTTATTTAACCCGTTTTGAGCTCCTTTTGCCATCAAATCGAATGCAGTCTTACCATCGATCCCCATATTTGTCACCAGCGCATCTGCGCCTCTGATCGATTCGCTCAGATCCATCCCAAATACATCTTCCAATGCCATTCCGTTCTCTGCAAGCTCTTTGATTTTTGTCGGATCTGTCTCATTCGTATACTGCTTCACCAACGCCATTGCACTTGCGGCTTCATCAATCGCATCTCCGTAACCACCTTTATACAGATTCTGCATTTCCTGCGAATAAGCTGCAGTTTCTCTTGCTGTTGCCCCTGTACTTGCCTGGAGTTTCTGCTGTGCATCTTGAAGCTCCAGCGTCCCCTGCACCGCATCTTTGAACACATTCGTTGCAAGACTTTTTCCGGCGTCTACCATTGTATTGATCAAGTTTGCCTTAATAATTTTCCCGGTACTGGTAATCTTTTCTGCAACATCATCTGTCTGTTTTCCAAACTTGTCAATA